CAGGATAGACATGGCAGTACAAAGAAATCAAAACATAGACAGAACTAGTAAGCATGAAATAGTAACCATGGAGCCAGGCCCGTATGAGGCTATCGTTATCAATAACTTGGATCCAACATATCATGGTGCCCTTACTGTAAACTTGTTAAAAACAAACACAGCATCAAACGAAGCGTTTGCAGATGGCGAACTTTATACTGCAAAATATCTTTCACCGTTTGCAGGTAACACACCTGCGTTTGCAAACACAAAGAATGACAGCTACAAGGAATCACAACAGAGTTACGGTATGTGGTTTGTTCCACCAGACGTAGGAACAAAGGTATTGGTTATATTTGCAGAAGGTAATCCTAATATGTGTTACTGGATAGGTTGTGTAAATGACCAGTATCAAAACTTTGCAGTACCTGGCAACGCCGCAACCACATATACAACGGACGGAACACCTAGTTATTTAAAAGGTAAGAAATTACCAACGGGTGAATACAATAAAAAAATTGAAACAGCGGTACACCAGGATCCTACAAAATTTAAAAAGCCATATCAGAAAGAATTTACTGATAGCCTTATGGCACAAGGATTGTTGGACGACGAAACACGTGGTATAACAAGTTCAAGTGCAAGACGTGAAGTACCTAGTGCGGTATTTGGAATAAGCACACCAGGACCCATTGACAAGAGTATAGGATCGCCTAAAGCAAAGATAGGATCAAAGGAAGACTTTACAACGGTATTCAAGGCAAGACTCGGCGGAACCAGTTTGGTATTTGACGACGGTAATGACAAGTACCTAAGAAAAAAATCTGCAGGTGACGGAGCACCAGAATATGCAAACGTAAACCTTGGAGAGACCGACGGTAAGTCAGACCTATTACACAACGAATTAGTAAGACTGCGTACACGTACAGGACATCAAATATTATTACACAACACGGAAGATTTAATCTACATAGGTAACAGCAGAGGTACAGCTTGGCTTGAATTAACTTCAGATGGTAAGATTGATATATTTGCTGAAGACTCAATCAGTATGCACACAAAAAACGACTTTAACCTTACAGCAGACAGAAACGTCACAATAGAAGCAGGTGCTAATCTAAGCCTAAAAGCATCAGGTGATTACAAGGGTGAAAAACTTTCTGTAGGCAGGGTACAGGTAGAATCAGACAAGGACACAAACATACTTGTAGGTGGTAGCACAAAGATCACAACAGAAATGGACCTTGATATTAATAGTGGCTTTAGTAACAAACTTACAGCAGGTTCAACAACAGAAATACTCAGCTCAGGGAACCATATAGAAACCGCTTCCGAAATCCATATGAATGGACCGCAGGCGGCTACGGCCGCTACCGCGTCCGCTCTGTCTGTACATCGCGTACCTGGTCACACAATCGAAGGCATTCTTTCACAACGTTCACCACAGGAAGAACCATGGACACACCATGAAAACTTAAACCCATTGGCATTTAAAATAGTGCTTACGGATAGGGATTCTATTACTACAGTAACTAATCCACTACCAAACCCAACTACGCCAGATGTGTTCAAGAAGGAGTTTAAAGGATAGGTAAATATTGTTATGGCAGACTTATATAAAAAAATCACAGTTCCAACAGCAGACAGAGGCAAACCCGTAGTCACTAATCGTGCATACAAAGGGTTAAGCACGGTCAATCCAAATAACAACAGCAAATCCCTATTTGACATAGCATTGATCAAACAAGATATACTGAATCATTTTCATATAAGACAGGGTGAAAAGCTGATGAATCCTACTTTTGGAACAGTTATATGGGACGCAATACACGAACCGCTAACAGAACCAATGAAAGAAGCCATAGCAAAGAACGTTACAAGTATTGTAAACAGCGACCCACGTGTGGTAGCAAGTAAAATTAACATAGATTCATATGAAAGCGGACTTCAAGTAGACGTAGACTTGATGTATTTGCCATATAATATTTCAGAAAGTTTAAGACTAAAATTTGATGAAAATAACGCACCGTATTAAGTACGCAGATTATGAAGTCAAATAAATAGTATTATATTAAGGAAAGCAAAATGTCGTCAACAAATAGACAAAATAGATTATTGTTAGCTGAAGATTGGAAGAAGGTCTATCAGTCATTTAGAAATGCGGAGTTCAAGTCATATGACTTTGATAACTTACGCAGAACAATGATCAACTATTTAAGACAGAACTATCCAGAAGATTTTAACGACTATATTGAATCAAGTGAATATCTTGCACTTATTGACCTAATTGCTTTCCTAGGTCAAAACCTAGCTTTCCGCGTAGATTTAAATGCAAGAGAAAACTTTTTAGAGTTAGCTGAACGTAGAGAATCAATTTTACGTTTAGCTAGACTCTTATCATACAGTCCAAAACGTAACCAATGTGCTAACGGCTTATTAAAGTTTGAAAGTATTGCTACAACAGAAGATATTGTAGACAGCAACGGAACTAACCTAGCTAGTCAAACTATCCTATGGAACGATCCGTCAAACATCAATTGGAGAGAACAATTTGAAAAAGTTCTTAATGCGGCATTACCGGTAAACAGCACAGTTGGAAAACCTATCAAGAAAGATACAGTTGAAGGTGTACCAACAGACCAATATAGATTTGATTCAAGCAACTCAGATGTTCCTGTTTATACTTTTAGTAAAAACGTTGACGGTAAGAATATGCAGTTTCAAGTTGTATCAACTAATGTTACTGGTGGAGTTATTGAAGAAGAAGCACCACTACCAGGAAACAACCTAGCATTTTTATACAGAGATGATGGACGTGGCCCAGGAAGTTCTAACACAGGATACTTTGCACATTTTAGACAAGGTATATTAGATCAAGGTACGTTTAATGTTGATTCACCAAGCACTAATCAAACTATTAGTCTTGAAGCAACAAACGTCAATAACACAGATATCTGGTTATACAAATTAGATTCAATTGGTGCTGAATCGGAATCATGGACTAAAGTTGATTCAATTGAAGGTAACAATATTGTTTACAACAGTTTACGTAAAAGCATAAGAAACATTTATGGAACTTTAAGTAAGACACAGGATAAAGTAGATTTAATTTTTAGTGATGGTACGTTTGGTAACTTACCAAAAGGACAGTTTAGGGTTTATTACAGAACAAGTATTAATGATCAGTATAATATTGTACCTTCAGATTTAGTTGCAATTAGTGTTACAATTCCTTACACTTCTAAAACAGGTAATCCAGAAAATATAACATTAAGTTTGGAACTAAAATATACTGTAGACAATGCTACGGTTTCTGAAACCAATGCAAGTATTAGAGAAAATGCACCGAGCACTTATTATACACAGAATAGAATGGTTACTGGTGAGGACTATCAAGTTAGTCCATTAGGAATCAGCCAAGAAATTATTAAAACTAAAAGTGTTAATAGAACAAGTTCAGGTATTTCAAGATACTACGATTTGTTAGATAGCACAGGAAAATATAGTTCAACTAATTTATATGGTGCTGACGGAATCATATACAAAGATAAGTTTACAGAAAAGAAAACATTTACTTTTAGTACTAAAACAGACGTACAAGGAGTTATTGCAAATACCATAACACCTATTCTAAGTCAAAAGCAAATGTTAAATTATTATTTGACTAACTTTCCTAAGACACTAGTTGCTGACTTAGGTGCTAAATGGTCACAGAAAACAGCTATAACAAATCAAGCAACAGGATCATTTGTTGATGTAACAGATTCTACGTTACAAGTAGGAACGTTTACAAGTAGTGCGTTAAAATTTATTGAAGCAGGAACACTATTAAAGTTTGTTGCTCCAACAGGTTTTCATTTTATGTCAAACAACAGCCATGCACTTATGCAAGGCAATGCAGATCATCCTAATGCAATAACTTACAAATGGGTAAAAGTTGTAAGTGTTACTGGAGATGGTAGAACTGATAATGATGACGGTACAGGACCTATCATACTAAATGATATTATTCCTACAGGTGCTATTCTTTCAGAACTAAGACCTAAGTTTGGTAAAACATTATTATCAGATGTACAGTCACAGATAGTTGACCAAGTATTTGCATTCAAAACATTTGGATTACGTTATGATGTAAACCTAAGACAATGGCGTATGATTACGCAAAACAATTTAGATATTACAAGTGACTTTAGTACAGGTAAAACAGGAGATGTTACTGATCAACAGTTAGACAGTTCTTGGTTATTGCTATTTGAAACAGATGGTGAAAAGTACACAATTACTTCTAGAGGACAAAGATACATTTTTGAAAGTAATGAAGAGATTAGATTCTATTATGATAGTACAAGCAAGATATTTGATAATAGAACAGGACAAATTATTAAAGACAAGATTAACATATTAAGCATTAACACACGACCAGACAGTACAAGTGCGTTTACTGTTGATTATCCTTGGGAAGTATCTAAGGAATACAGAGACGGTGACGGATATATTGATAGTAAGAAGGTAGAAATTTCTTTCTTTGATTCAGACAGTGACGGTGTAGTTGATGATCCAGAAACTTTTGTAACAGTTGTTGATGAAGCTACAAATCCATTGACGAAATATATCTTCCAAAAGAAATATACAACGTCAGATGGTATTGAAGATTACAAATATATGGACAATAGTTCCAATGCAGTACAAATAAAACAAAGCGAAAGTGTAGTAGGTGCATTAAGCTCTTACACAGACGGGCAAGTGTTTTATCTAGTTACTGAAGGTGTGTTTAAAATTTACAGTTCAACAGCAGGCACACTAGCATTAACAACAGACTACAAAGCATACGTAGGTAGAGATGGAATCAAATTCCATTATATTCACTCTGCAGACGATGACAGTAGAATCGATCCAAGTTCAAGTAACATCATTGACACTTATTTGTTAACTAGAACTTATGATACAAACTTTAGACAATACTTAGATGGCACACTTACAGCTAAACCATTACCGCCAAGTAGCGATAATCTGTTTAACAACTATGGTGGAGAAATTAATAAAATTAAATCTATCAGTGATGACGTAATTTACCATCCAGTAAAATATAAAGTTTTATTTGGAGCAAAAGCTGACGCTCAGGTTCAAGCTAATATTAAAATTGTAAAGAACCCAGATCAAGTTGTTAATGATAACGATATTAAAGCAAGAGTGATTTCTGCAATAAATGAATACTTTGCTTTAGAAAACTGGGACTTCGGTGACAGTTTTCATTTCTCAGAGATGGCTACTTATGTAATGAATCAAGTTGCACCTGATCTAGTTAACATTGTAATTGTTCCTAAGCAAGACTCACAAGGATTTGGAAGTCTTTATGAAATTAAGTCTGAATCAGATGAAGTTTTCATAAGTGGAGCAACAGTTGATGACGTAACAATTATCGATGCAATTACGGCAAGTAAGTTAAAAGCATCAGGTACAGTTATTACAGGAACAACAGCTACAACAAGCGGTGTTACAAGCGGATCAAGTTATACTTCAGGAAATACAACAAGTTCAAGCAGTTCTAGTTCAAGCAGTTCGAGTTCAAGCAGTTCTAGTTCAAGCAGTAGCGGATCGTCTGGGAGTGGATATTAATGTCATATGATGATAACCAAAACGAATATCCGTTACCAGTTCCAGGACAAGAAGACAAACGTACTAGAACTAGTGCAGAACATCTGCCAAGATACTTTCGTACTTCACATAACAAAAAGTTTTTACAAGGTACACTAGATCAACTTACACAACCAGGTGTTGCTGAAAAGATTAGTGCTTACTATGGTAGAAGAATTTCTAAAGCACGTAAGGCGGCTGACAACTATGTTGGTGATGTAAGTACTCAAAGAGAAAATTATCAGTTAGAGCCTGCAACAGTAATTAAGGACGAATTAAACAACGTTACTTTTTACAAAGACTATAACGATTTAAAAAATCAAATCAAAGCATTTAACGGTACTGTAGACAACGACAGTAAATTGTTTAGCCAAGAATATTATGCTTGGAATCCTAACATTGATTGGGATAAGTTTACAAACTTTAGAGATTACTATTGGTTAGAGAACGGACCATTGTCTATTCCTGTTGTTGGACAAGCAAGAGGACTAGTAAGCACATACACGGTTACAAGCCAAGACAACTTGGATAACAAAGCATACATATTTTCCACGGACGGAAATACATCTAATCCAACACTTAAATTATACAGAGGACAAACATATAAGTTTGATATTAATACTCCTGGTATGCCGTTGTCAATCAAGACAGCTAGAACATTAGATTCACAATACAATTATAGTGTAGGTATTAGCGATAGTACACACAGCACAGACGTTGGTATCATTGAGTTTGAAGTAGACTTACTTGCACCAGACACATTATATTATGTAAATGGCAATGATATTAATGCAAGTGGATTAATACAAGTTTATGATATTTTAGAAAATACTGAAATTGATGTAGAAAAAGAGATTGTTGGTAAGAAAACTTACAAAATGACAAACGGTTACGAGTTGTCAAATGGTATGAAGCTAGACTTCCAAGGTACAGTAACACCTGCCAAGTATGCAGAAGGTAATTGGTATGTTGAAGGCGTTGGTGATGAGATTAGATTAATCAACGAACAAGAAATAGAAGTACCAGGTACTGTAAGCACAAACAAATCTATTCCTTTTGATAGCGAAAGTTTTGATAGAGCACCTTTCAGTAATGCCAATGCTTGGGCAAAAGACAAAGATTACATTATACAAAACAGAGCAAGTCCAAGTAAATCACAATGGTCAAGATATAACAGATGGTTTCACAAAGATGTTTTAGAAACTATAGCATTAATTAACAAGCAACCTAGTGATGTTAACCAAACAGGTAGAGCGGCAAGACCTATTATTGAATTTGATAGCGATCTTAAACTTTGGAACTTTGGTACATCTGCAAAAGATAATGTTGACTTATTAGATACTTTTACAACTGATGTATTTTCAACTATTGAAGGAGCATTAGGTTACAACATTGACGGAGTAGACGTAGCGGACGGAATGAGACTTCTGTTTACTGCTGATCCTGATACAAGAGTTGCAGGTAAAATTTTTAAAGTAAAATTTATCACACATAACTTTATTAGACAAATTAGTTTAATTGAAGAAACAGATACTGATCCATTAGAGAATGAAACAGTATTGATTAATGATGGTACAGACTATAAAGGTAAGATGTGGTACTTCAATGGTACCAAGTGGTTAGCTGGACAGGATAAAACTGCAATTAACCAATCTCCTACGTTTGACTTATTTGATCAAAGCGGTAACAGTTTCAATAGTGCAACAATTTATAACAATTCAACGTTTAGTGGAACTAAAGTATTTTCATATAAAAAAGGAACAGGAACTAATGATGTTGTATTAGGATTCCCTTTAACTTATAGAGCATTAGAAAACACAGGTGATATTGTATTTGACTTTAACTTATTACAAGATTCATTTACATACCAAGACGAAAACAATGCAAACGTAACAGCTAACACAGATGTAGGTCTTTTAAGAAGATATTCAGGTAGAACTACATTTACGTATACATCAGGTTGGACTAAAGGCTATGAAGATAGCAAACAGTTAGTAGAACGTCAATATATTGTAGATACACAATACAATGACTTTGGAATTGATGTTTACGATAACAGTGGCGATCTAAACGACTTGTTTGTAAGAGTATACGTAAACAACAAAAGAAAAATGAATGGTATAGATTATACCATCAACAGAATTAATAGAACTGCATTTGTAACATTTGTTACAGATCTTAAAGTAGATGACATACTTGTTATTAAAACAAAAAGTGCTACAAAGAAAAATGCTAACGGTGTTTATGAAATAGCATCAAACTTAGAACACAATCCACTTAACAATAACATAGATTCTTTTACACTAGGTGAAGTTAACGATCATGTGTTAAGCATCTGCGAGATGCGTGATGATTTTGTAGGAGACTTTCCAGGTACAGGTAATTTAAGAGATTTAGGAAATTTATCTGCATATGGTAACAGATTTGTACAACACAGTGGACCATTTAATTTAGCAAACTATCATATCACAAGCAAAGATGCTAACATTATTAAATCGTTACAATTTGCAAAAAGAGAATACGGCAAGTTTAGAAAGCTGTTCTTACAAACAGCAGACAAGCTAGGATTTGACGGACAGAATAAGATTCACTTTGATTTAGTGATGGAAAAACTTAATAAAGATAAGTCAAATGATATGCCGTTCTACTTCAGTGATATGCTTGGCTATACAAGTGCTAAGAGGTCAACACACGTTGTAGAGAATCCAAGCACACAATATTACGCATTAAATACAGCATTTGATCTTACAACACTTTCTAATAAGTCCGTAAACGTTTATATAAATGGGGTTCAACTTATAGAAGGCACTGATTACAAATTTGAATCAGACTTTAGTGGCTTTGTAACTATTACTAAAACAAAAGTTATTAATGATGTTATTGATATTTACGAATACAATACAACTGACGGAAGTTACATTCCTGCAACTCCTACTAAACTAGGTTTGTATCCAAAGTTTAAACCAGAGATATTTACTGATACAACATATCAAGTTCCAACTAAAGTTATTCAAGGACACGACGGAAGTATTTTTGTTGCGTACGAAGACTTTAGAGATGATTTATTATTAGAACTAGAAAAAAGAATTTATAATAATATCAAAGTAGAATATGATGCTACTATGATAAACATATTTGAATTCATCGGCGGTGAAAGTAGGGATACAACATTTACAAGATCAGCTAGAGACAAGTCATTGTTACCAGAATTTATTGAATGGAATAATGCAGTAGGTTCTCCGGACTATGCAGATAACAGCTTTTGGTCAAGAACTAACAGCTTTACATTTAATTACAGCAACACCAATAGTCCAAGCGGAAAACAAAACGCAGGGTATTGGAGAGCAATATACAAAGAAGCATATGATACTGATCGTCCTCATACACACCCTTGGGAAATATTAGGATACAGCGAAGAGCCAACTTGGTGGCAGACTGTTTATGGTGCGGCACCTTATACAAGTGAAAATAAAATACTATGGCAAGACATAGAGAAGGGTGCATATAGAATACCTAATGAACCTGTAACTTATAACAGCAAGTATGCTAGAGCAAATATAACAAAACATATTCCTGTAGATGATGGCGGCGAACTGTTAAGTCCATTGGATTCAAACTATGCAAAAGATTATATTAGTAATAGAACACAACAGACGTTTGTGTTTGGAGATCAAGCACCTACAGAAACAGCTTGGCGTAGAAGTTCAGAGTATCCATTTGCACTAATGATTGCTTGGTTGTTAAATCAGCCAACTAAAATCTTAGGACTAGGTTATGATAGATCAAGAATTAAACGTAACCCTGCTAAAGAAGTTATTTACAGTGAAACAAATAAAAGATTAAGACTTGAAGATGTTGTTTTTCCTAATACAACTTCAGATACTATTAGAGTACAAACAGCAGGACTAGTAAACTATGTTCATGATTACATGAATAGTAGAACAGTTAAGTATTACAAAAATTATCAAACAGATCTTAAAAATGTTACTAACCAATTAGGATTAAAGATTGGCGGATTTACTGACAAGAGTAAATTTAAACTTATACTAGATTCAAGAACACCGTTCAACGAAGGTAACGTGTTTGTTCCTGAAGAAAACTATCAAATATTTTTAAACAAGTCAAGTGTAATTGACCTTGTTCCATACAGTGGTGTAATCATTGAAAAGGTCCAAGGCGGATTTGTTATTAGAGGTTACAACTATAATAATCCTTACTTTAAATATTACTCACCAATATCATTAGCAGACGATCCTGTAGTGAGAGTGGGCGGAGTAAGTGCAGACTTTGTAACTTGGACAGAAGGACAAAGTTACAGCCCAGGACTAATTGTAGAGTTTGGTGGACGTTACTTTATGACAGAAAGCCAACACATTGCCGCTGAAAGTTTTGATCAAACAAAATTTGTTGCTATGCCAGAACTTCCTGTAGAGGGTGGCAGAACAGCAGTATTCCATAGACAGTGGAATGAAGGAATAAATGACGAACCATTAGAACTTGCTTACGGAACACAATTACAAACTATTCAACAAGTAGTAGACTTCTTGCTAGGTTATGAAAGATATTTAAAAGTTCAAGGATTTGTTTTTGAGAATTACAATACAGATATAAACGAAGTTGAGGATTGGCGTTTAAGTGCAAAAGAATATATGTTCTGGACTACACAGAACTGGGCAGAGAAAAGTGTTATTACTTTAAGTGCTGGTGCAAACAAGATTTGCTACTATAAAAAATATCACGTAGCTGATGATATCTTTGATAACTTTTACGGTTATAACTTATTCAAAGCAGATGGTAAAAAATTAATTCCTGCTTATGCAAGTGTTTATAGAGACAATGATAACAGAATTGAGATCACTACTAAAAATACACCGGACGGAATCTTTAGTGTTAAGTTACCATTAGTACAAACTGAACACGTTGTATTATTAGACAATACAACTGTGTTTAAAGATTACATTTACGATCTAGAACCAGGCTACCGTCAGTCAAGAATAAAAGTTATGGGCTACAGAACAGACAAATGGACTGGTGGCTTTAACATTCCAGGATTTATATATGACAATGCCAAGGTTACAGAATGGGCAGAGTGGACAGATTACGCAGTTGGCGATACAGTAAAACACAAAGAATTTTATTATGTTGCAAAAGTAAAAATTCCAGGACAATTAAACTTTGATGCTAAACAATGGGAACGTTTAGATAAACGACCAGAGCCAGGACTAATGGCAAACTTTGATTACAAAGCAAAACAGTTTGAAGATTTCTATGATTTAGATACAGATAACTTTGATACTTCACAACAAAGAGTTGCACAGCATTTAATTGGTTATCAGAAACGTAAGTATTTGGAAAACATTATTAATGATGATGTTTCACAGTATAAATTCTATCAAGGATTTATTCAAGACAAAGGTACAAAGAATAGTTTAACTAAACTGTTTGATGCTTTATCAAACACAGATGCTGATAGTGTAGAGTTTCATGAAGAATGGGCTTTACGTTTAGGACAAATAGGTGCGGCACAATCCTTTGACGAAGTAGAATATAAACTTGACGAAGCGAAGTTTAGATTATCTCCGCAACCTGTTGCACTTGTAGATAGTGTCACAGGAACAGAAACTGATTTAATTTATAGACAAAGACCGTTTGAAACTTATTTAAAACCAGATGGATATAATCATAAACCATTCCCTACAAAATATAAAGATGTTGATTACATCCAAACAGCAGGGTACGTTAATCCTTCAGATGTTAAAACACAGGTTGCAAACTATGATGCAATTTTAAATATTGCAATTACAACTCTTAACGTTGGTGATTATATTTGGACAGGTACAAACAAAACTAACGACTGGGACGTATTTAAATATCTACGTACAGAAGACAAAGTAATTAAGCTAACAAAAAATAGTACAACTGATGAAGTTGAAGTAAAACTAAACAATCAAGCAAGATATGTCAAAGACGATATCATTGGTTTAGTTGATGTTACTGACAATGAAAGATTTTACAAAGTATTACGTTCAGAATTAGATACTGTATTTTGTACTGAAAATGGAAAAACAACAGATGTAGATCCTGCAACAGGATTTGTTACTAACTTTACTTCTGTTAGAGTTGCAGACCTAGAAGCGGCAAATACAAAACTTATAAACAGTGAAATAAAAGTAGGTGAAACTATTTGGGTTGACGATGATAGTTCTAGCAAATGGGTAGTAATTAAAAACAATCCTGTACATAGCCAACACCAAGTTATTTCTAATGTAGAAACAAGTGATATTACCACAAACTTTGGTAAAGTAATTGCTTGTGATGAAAGAAACTCAACACTAGTTGTAGGTGCAAGTGAATCCAACAAGGTTTACATATACAATAGAACAAACGATGGCGGACAATATATACACGCACAAACATTAGACGCACCAACAGGTATTTACACAGGTGACGGTAAGTTTGGTACAGGACTTGCGTTATCAAGAGATAGCAAATGGTTAGTGGTAGGTGCACCGCAGGCAAGTAACGTTAAAACAAAATTTGCAGGAAGCTTCACAGGTGCTCAGTCTTATGTTAAGAACGACATTGTAAACTATCAGGAAAACTTCTGGGAAGCACAATTTCCTATTGCACAGGCACAAGGTACATTAACATTTAACAGTTTTTATGATACTGCCACAGTAGCAGAAGCTTCATGGAACGGGTCAAACTATCCAGAAGTTGTTTATGCTGTAAGGGGTAATTATCACTTTAATGTTCCAACGGATCATATGTTAATTAGAGCTCCGTTGTCTCAATACGAAGCAACAGCGGCTGGCGACACTATTGTATTAAACTGGGATCAATATTCACAAAATTATCCAGCGGGTATTTTACCTTTTGGTAGCAACGGCCCGGGCGTAGCACAATTCGAAGGAAGTAAAACTATTGCAAGTAAAGTAGATGCAATACTATACTTTGATAATATGTTAAGAACACCTAACGTTGGTGATACTATTAGTACAACAACTGCAATAGGTACAGTTGATTACATCCATGTTGAAAACGTAAACCAAGCAACTATCTATATCAAAGATATGAACGGTGAGTTCACTGATAGTGGTAGTGCAACACTTGGTACGCAAAACATGGGAACTTATGTTGCATTGAATCCTTTAAATTCTGGAGCAACGTTTGGCGGCTGGTGGAAAGTAACTGGCTTAACAAGTTTTACAAGTTCAGTTAAGAGTGTAACAACTCCACAGTTTGTAGTACAGGATATTATTACACAATCAGAAAGTAAATCACCTGAAGTATACTATAACACAATGGACGATGTGTATGCGTTGAATCAAGTTAGTGATCCAACCAAGGGCGGTAAGTTAGGACATTTAAGTTTCTACAACAAACAAGGTATGCCAGACCTAAGTCCATACTGGTTCTTTAGAGCAAACAAGGCTTGGACAGATACACTAAACACAGGCGATACATTTAAGATGTATGTCAATAAGGTTAGAAATAGTTTGAATACTGTATTTGATCCTGCAACACTAGGAATAAACACAAACTACATTAACCAAGCACTAGGACACGAAGTTTATGATCTATGGGACGGTTATGTAGATGTTACATTTACAAACTTTGATAACCAAGGTAATGCTTTTATTCCTCAGATAGGACAAACGATTATTGATCAAAATACAAACGCAACTGGTGAAGTTGTTTATGTACAAGAACAATTATTGGATTGTAGAGTATACGTTAAAAATAGAAGCGGTACATTTAGCTTTGGTAATTTACACTCCGCAACAAGCACCATTGCAATTAAAGATGGAGTAAGTGCAGGCATTGACAGACTATCAGGTAGATTAGACAATATGGATATGTCTAGTTCGTTAACTGGTAAGTTAGTAGTTGTAAGATTTACAGACTCAACACAATTACCTGTAACAACACCTACATTTAGAAATGAAGTTGAAATACAAGTTTATAACGATAGGACCGTAAATGGTGTAGCAAGAACACCTAACTATCCTAATCCACTTAACAAGGATTGGAAACAAGTTTCAGCACTTAAAACAGACAGTACTGGTTCAGCAAGTTCATTTACAAACGAAGGTGTATATTTTGTTTATGAAAAAATGGGTACAGGACTTTATAGTTACCAGCATGGTTACACAAATCCTCAAAGAGCAAGTAACCGTAATCTAGGTACTCAGATAGAATTATGTAAGTCAAATACAATAACAGATTTTTATAGATTATATGTAAGTGCTCCAGGAAACTTAGATGTTAGCAACAGTGGTAGAATACACTTTGTTAATCACGGTACAGATGCAGACGGTACAGTTTACGAATGGGGTAGAAGTAAGAATCTATTCTTTAGAGGCGAGTATGATGTCGCACAAACTTATTACACAGACGATATAGTTTTATATCAAGGAAGTTTCTATCAAGCAAAAACTAATTTAACACCAGGTGCGTTTGTTTTAACGTATTGGACATTGTTAGCAAACAACATTGACTACATTGGTTATGTTCCTAATGATACAGGATTAAGTGTAAGTGATGATAGCACATTTGATAAAGGCAACTTAATACAGTATGCACACCCATTCTCAATTAGCAAATACGGAGATGTACTTGCAACTGTGGCAGACTTTAACAACAGTGATCCTAAGATTATAATTTACAGAATTAACAACGGCCACTATGAATTTTCACAGATGCTTCCTGCTCCGACAGTTGGAATAAAATATGGAAGTGCAATTAGTCTAAACGACACAGGAGATATGTTAGCCGTAGGTGCACCAGAAGACGATACACGTTCAGACAATAACGGTAAAGTATTTGTATACACTAGTGTAGGCGGTGTGTTTAGTCAAACACAAACTTTATACAGTCCTGAAAATGATGTAGCTGAAAGATTTGGAGCCGCGATAGACTTTGAAGGCAATGATTTAATTGTAAGTTCTAAAGGCGGAGACCTTGTAACAAGCACAACGTTTGATGTGTTGTCAACTACATTTGATAATAACTTAACACAATTTGAAAGTGTAAACACAGATAGCGGACAAGTGTTTATGTATCAGAAGGTACAAAACAAATTATTATACGCAGAGAAGTTTAATTACAAAAATGCTTCAGTAGAAAGATTTGGCGAATACTTATTGTTTAATGAGAATCACGTTTACGTTCCGATGCCAGAGCTTTCAGTTAGAGATATGGAAGATTCATCTACTTGGAACAACTACATAGGTACGTTACTAGATTACAAGAGAGATAGAGAAGCTCTACCTTGGCAAACTTTGCACACACCAACTGACCAAGTTGACTTAACTAAATTTAAAGGCGTATTCATTTACACAATGGGACCTAATCCTATTGCACAAAAAATAGATTACATTGATCCTATACAAGGAAAAATTGCCGGAGCGGCTGAGGAAGAATTAACTTTCAAAACACATTATGATCCAGCAGTTTATACTAACGGAACTAACACACCTAATACTGTAATTGATCCAGAAAATTATTGGAATAATGCAAACGTAGGCAGACTATGGTGGGATATTAGCACAGCTAAATTTGTAAACCCATACCAAGGAAACATAATTTACAATACAGCTAACTGGAATAAATTATTTACTGGAGCAAGTATTGATGTTTATGAATGGGTTGAATCTACACTTACTCCAACACAATGGAACGAAACAGCAGACACAGAAGAAGGTCTTGCAAAAGGTATAAGTGGTACAGCTAAAGATGTAAACACCTTTGTACAAGTACAAGTTTACAATGAAATATCAAAAGGATTTAGTAACAAATATTACTATTGGGTTAAGAATACAAAAGTTATTCCAGACTTAGAGTGGAGAAAAACTTCTGCTTATGACGTAGCACAATTAATTACGGATCCAATGGCAATGGGACAAAAATTTGTTGCACTTTACAGCAACAATAAATTTGGTTTATACAACTGTGAATCACTTGTAAGTGGACCAGACAATGCAATTAACTTCCGTTATTGGACTATTGATAATAAAGAAATTAACATACACAATCAGTATCAGTTAATGTCAGAAGGTTTAGGTACAAGTAAACCAAATGCAGATATTGAACGTAAATGGTATGACAGTTTAATTGGTGTTGATACAAACGAAAGACCGGTGCCAGACACTATCTTAAGTGAAAAACAAAAATATGGTATACTAGACAGACCAAGACAAGGTATGTTTAAAAATAGAGTTGAAGCACTTAAACAAGTTGTTGAAAGAGCTAACACTACATTAAAAGCAAACCTAATTGTTGACGAATTAAATCTAAGTGCTTTCTTAAGCAAAGATCCTACACCAACATTGTTAAGCAAACAGTTTGACAAGTCAGTTACAACAAATGCAGAACTACAGTTTGTTGGAGTATCAAATGTTATTCCAGCAGTACTAACACCTGTGTTTGTAAACGGCAAACTTGAAAGAGTTGATATTGCAAATGGTGGTAAAGGTTACGTTACAGTTCCAACATACGAGTTTGGATTAGTAGGTAACGGTAGCGGTGCAGAAATTACAATTACAATGAATACAGCAGGTACCATTACAAATGTTGCTGTTAAGAATGCAGGTTCAGGATATCCTAGCACAACAACATTGTCAGTAAGAAAATATAGTGTACTTGTTGCTGTTGATGAAACAGTTAGTAACAAGTGGGCAATATATGCCTACAACAACACAACTAAATTATGGGAAAGAACATCAAGTTCAAGTTACGACACAACTAAATGGTGGAGTTACACAGACTGGTATGACATAGGTTACAGCGAATTTACAGATATTAATTTCCTAGTTGATTATTCATATGAATTAGAAAGTTTAACTGACACAGTTGGTGATATTGTAAAAATTAGTACAATAGGATCAGGTGGTTGGTTACTGTTAGAAAAGATCAGCGATATCGGTACAGACTACACAACAAAATATAAAACTGTTGGTAGACAGAACGGAACAATAGCTTTATCAAGAGCATTATACGATCCAGCAAGTAGTAATATTGGTTACGACGGATTAAGTTATGATACTTCATTCTATGACGATCAACCAACACTAGAGTTAAGAAAAATCTTAACAGCATTAAGAGATGATATCTTTATAAATGATCTTGCTGTACACTATAACGAACTGTTCTTTGCAAGTTTAAGATATGCGTTTAGCGAACAACCAATGGTTGATTGGGCATTTAAAACTTCATTCTTGAAAGCTAAACATAACGCAGGTGATTTAACACAGAAAATTACTTTCCAAAATGATAGCTTACCTAGTTATGAAGATTTTGTTGAAGAAGCTAAACCATACAAAACAAAAATTAGAGAATACATTAGTTCTTACACAAAAACAGATCCAACTGCAACAGGTGTAACGGACTTTGATATACCACCAGCTTACAGCATTGATGATGGTAAGATTGTTCCTTCAAGTTTAAAAGTTAAAGATGATTTAATATATGGACAAGATGCAAACATAGTTGATTACCCTAACAAGTATTGGGCTGAAAATGTTGGCTTTGAAGTATTAACGGTAAACATCAAGAATGGCGGAACAGGTTATTTAGATGTACCAGTAATTAAATTTACAGGCGGCGGCGGAACAGGTGCAACTGCAACAGCAACACTTGGTACAGGCGGAGCAATAAAATATATTACAGTTACAAATCCAGGAAGTGGATATCTAAGTGCTCCTACAGTTAGCATTAATGGAACACAGTCAACAGGTTCGGTTGCGGCAGTTGTTTCAGCACAGTTAGGTAACAGCAAGGTTAGAGCATTACATCACGTATCTAAGTTTGATAGAGTAACAGGAACGTTCTTAATTACTACACTATCGCAGACAGAAAACTTTACAGGTACAGGAAGTAAAACAACATTTAACCTAACATGGCCAATGGATTTAAGAAAGACTCAAATAGAAGTTACTGTAGATGGTGTTGAATCATTACAAAGTGAATACACATACAGCAACGTTGAATACTCAGATAAGTCCTATGTTAGAACCAAAGGACAAATCATGTTTGCTGAACCTCCGGCAAATAATGCTGTGATTGTTGTTAAGTATTCTAAAGAAATTACTATGCTACAAGCACAGGATAGAATTAACTTGTTCTATACTCCATCAACAGGTATGTTAGGAAATGACGTATCGCAGTTAATGGACGGTATTGATTACGGAGGAATTGAAGTTAAGAGTTTCACGTTTGGAGCAGGTACAGGTTGGGCTAGTGATCCTTACTACACAACAACTTGGGACACTTATGATAACACATACGAAGATGAAGTTTTTGTATTAGACGGAAGTACAAATGTATTTGCACTTGCTAAACCATTAGCGAATGGCGTAGTATATAACGTATACAAAAATGGTATTAGAGTAGATGATCCGCAATACGATGGTTCAACAGTTCCTACAAATGTAAATGCTGTAATGCAAAGTATTACAGGAACAGGACAAACTACAGTACAGTTAGACGAAGAAAAAATTCCAACAGTAGCAAATGATGTTATTGTAATTAGAAAAGCATCAAGTGACGGTTCGTTTATTCCAGATCCAGATGGATATGATACATTAGTACAAGGTGGTGACCTAGCTTATGCTACTGCCAAAGGTATTAGTGCAGAAGAAATTGTTATTGACGGTGACGGATTTGTTACTCCACTAACTTCAAAAGGACCTGAAGAGCTTGTTCCAGGACAAGTTTTAGATACACTAGATATTAAGGTTTATGAAAGAACTGGAGACGGTTCAAGTGTGTTACATAGTTACAACTATTTAGGTGACGGAACTAATAAAGACTTTGATATTAATTACGTACCATTAAGTCAAAAGGACGTTTGGGTAAAAGTACATGGCACTATTTTATCACACTCAGAGTTTACAGTTGACTATCAAAACAAAAAACTTAAATTAACAACTGCACCAGGTGACAAACAACAGGTACACATTATTACAATGAGTAACAATGGTGAGAAAATACTTGATGTTGATCAGTTTATAGGTGACGGTTCAACTGCACAGTTTGTTACAAGCATTCCATTTAAATCAACATTAAGTTTCTTCTTAACAGTTGACGGTGTAACAACAAACGTTGACATGGCAGAAACAGATGGCACTTATGCACAAAAAGGAATGTGTGTGTTTAAACTAGGTACTGCACCTCTTAACAGTACTGTAATACAATATGCAATATTTGATAGTGCAAGTAAATCATTCTCACAGATTGCAACAGATACATTTACAGGTGACGGAACAAACAAAGAATTTGCTCTTGCACAAACTCCACTAAATCAAAAACCATTAGAACATAATGTAATTGTTAAAGTTGGAAACAAAGTATTAAATGCAGGATACAATCAACAGTTTAAAGTAACAACAGGAGTAAGAGAATATCAATTAAGAGATTATCAAATTACTCAAGCTGGTGTTGGTGCAAACCAAGTTAGAGTTTTCTTAAACGGAACAGAACTTACACTTTCAACTGCTTGGAACTGGAATACGTTTAATGCTTCAGTAGAACTGTTCTCTGACATAGGTGTTGACGGTGATGTATTAGATGTTTATGTAATTGACGGTGGCGAATACGCATTTGGTTTCTTAGACGGTAACGGCTTATGGGTTGAAACTCCAGGTAAAGTTTATCTTGATACTGCTCCTGCAAACAATGAAAGTGTAACTGTATATCAGTTAACAAATCATGATGTAAGACAAATTGAAAGAGAAAACTTAGACATAGTTACACGTAACCCAATTACAGTTGGTACAGATAATTACACAGAATATCATCAACTTACAAACGGTATCATCAAGTTGCGTAAAGCGGCCATCGATGCTGAATATGTTTGGTTAGTAGTAAATGGCGCCTTGTTAACTCCAAGTGTTGATTATTACTTACAAGATGATAAACAAACTATTAGAGTTGTAGTAGATCTTAATGCAAATGATGTAATTGAGTTGATACACTTCTCAAACAGCACAATAGTTGGCAAGTTTGGATTTAGACAGTTTAAAGATATGCTTAATAGAACACACTTCAAACGTTTGGGTGATGATGTTGAATACACACTAGCACAGAACTTAAACTGGTATGATACTAAAATATTTGTAACTAACGCAGACGGATTACCACAGCCAAACAGAGATAAAGGTATTCCAGGCATCATATTCATTGGCGGAGAACGTATTGAATACTATCTAAAAGAAGAAGGTGCTATTAGACAGTTACGCAGAGGTACACTAGGTACAGGTATTAAAACACTACACACAGCTGGAGCACAGGTGCTAGATCAGAGTGTGTACCAGACTGTACCGTATAAAGATGAGATGAGAACACAGACATTTACAGCAGATGGCTCAACTAGAGCTGTAACTGTAGACTTTATACCAAACAACGTAAACGAATTTGAGATTTTTGTAGGTGGACGTAGATTACGCAAGAATGCGATAAGTTCCTTCAATCCAAGCAATGATTTGGACAGTCCAGAGGGAGATATTACACTACCAGCAGAATTTAGTGTTGATGGAGTCAATCCAGTAGTAACACTAACAGACACACCAGCGATTAACACCAAGATAATGGTGGTTAGACGCATAGGTAAAAAATGGACTGATAACGGAACTCCACTAAGATTGCAAGAAAATAACATCGGAAGGTTCTTAAGAAACAAAGAGGTGGCGTACCTAAATAAATACACTTGTAGGATATAAACATGACAGACAATTTTAAAGACAATTCAGGAGTTCTTTTGCAAGGACACATAAAGATACATAACCCAGAAAGCGGTGAAATCTTTGTGGATAAGCGAAATGCTATCCACTATGAGAATATGAGTATTTCACTAGCAGAAAGTTTAGCTAACCAAGGGCAAGGAATGATATATTCCATGAACTTTGGTAATGGTGGAACATCAGTTGATCCAACTGGTATTATTACATACCTTTCACCAAATAGCACAGGAACAAATGCTAGTTTGTACAACCAAACATACACTAAAGTAATTGATGACAATTCAATCAACAACACAGATCCTACAAGAAATAAGATTGAAACTCGTCATGTTAGTGGTACAAATTACACAGATATTATTGCAACTTGTTTACTAGACTACGGTGAACCTTCAGGACAAGATGCATTGGATAACGCAACAAGTTCAGACAGCTTATATGTATTTGATGAGCTAGGACTAGTAAGTTATGCAACAAGTGGTACAGGTAGATTATTAACACACGTAATATTCCACCCAGTACAAAAAAGTTTAAACAGACTAATCCAGATTGATTATACAGTTAGAGTACAATCATTAACTGGTTTTAACGAGGCGTAATAGATGGCATATACAGTTAACCATACAGACGTTGCTAACAAGGGTAGCATAACGGTTGAAGATAATACAATCAACCAACAGACGTCGTTGTCACTGCCAGGCAGAAATACAACTGCTTATGGTACTGCTATTGCTGAAAACTTTTTACACCTATTAGAAAATTTTGCAAACACAACTGCACCAAACAATCCTACAGAAGGACAGTTATGGTATGATAATACAGCAGGTGTTGATCAATTAAAATTATATGATGGTACTACTTGGATTAGTGCATCAGGATTAAAGAAAGCTACAACGGCACCAGGTGCGGCACAATCAGTTACAGGCGACCTTTGGGTTGATACTGATAACCAACAACTATACTTGTACACAGGTTCAGGTTGGGTATTAGTAGGTCCAACATTTAGTGATGGACTGTCAACAGGTGTTAAGCCTGAATCAATAGTTGGAACAAACAATGTAAGTTATACTTGTTTGGTTATAGAAATTAGTGCCAAGACATTAGCAATTTATTCAACAGCGGCATTTACACCTAAGACAACCATTGCAGGATTTACAACAATCAATCCTGGCTTTAATTTAAGTTCAGCAGATATTACAGGTGCAGGTGCAGGAAAATATTACGGAACTGCGGAAAAGGCAGAAGCATTAGTTATTAATAACGAAAGCATACCTGCAACAAACTTTATGCGTAACGACAGTACTTCACAAAGTTTATATCCGATAACAGTTAAAAACAATGGTGGTATTACAGTTGGTGCTTCAAGTTTCTTTACAATGGGAGTTGAAGGACAAGCGGGTATTATTAGTCACCAAACTTCAGGATCAAACATTGACGTAAGAGTAAACAACAACGGTTCAGCAACGACTGTAATGAGAATTGACTCAACTGCTAAAGTTGGTATTAATAATTTAAGTCCGGATCAAGCATTAGACGTTACAGGAAACATACAACTTTCAAACTCATTATTGGTTGACGGTACTACAGATGCTTCTACTATATCAACAGGAAGTATTATTACTAAAGGTGGTGTTGGTATTGCTAAGAAACTATTTGTTGGCAGTGATACAAACCTTTCAGGACTTACAACTACAGCAAACATTGTACCAAACGCAAATACATCACGTAACTTAGGTACAGCTAACGAACAATGGTTAAACGTTTATGCACAGAACCTTATAGGTAACTTAACAGGTAACGTTACAGGAACAGTTTCAGGACGTTCTGGATCAACAGACAAACTTGCAAGTTCAACAACATTCCAAATGAATGGTGATGTAACTGCACCGTCATTTACATTTGACGGACAAGATGCAAGTAGCAAAACATTTACAACAACGATTTCAAATACATTTGTTGCTAATAAAACAGAAGTTTCTAGTTCATTATCAACAGACGAAATATTATTAAACAGAGTAACAGGCGATACTGGTGTTTATAAAGTTTCAAGAACTAATTTGTTTAAAGCAATTCCTACATTACCGATTGGAATGATATCACCATTTGGTGGCGATACTGCTCCAGTTGATTGGGTATTATGTTACGGACAAGAAGTAACTATTGCAACATATCAAAACTTGTTTAACGTGATTGGCTACAACTTTAAAGATCAATCATTGGTAGCGGCAGGTAAATTTGCATTACCTGATTTAAGAGGTAGATTCCCACTAGGTAAAGATAACATGGGTGGCGGATCAGCAAACGTTGTAACATCAGCGGCGGCCGACACAATGGGAAGTGTTGAAGGACAACAGAACCAAACTATTGCAATTAATAATTTACCAGAACACGAACACGATTTAAGAGGACCAAGTGGAGATCAGTACTATACTTTAAGAGATGTAACAGGTACTCCAAACGATGCACAGGGTATTCAATACGATGCTCCGACAGGCACAGGTGCAGGTCAGGCATATCCTACTTCAGGTGGTGTGTTAACAAACAACGCATTGGGAACAGCTATAGATGTTATGAACCCATACATGACTGTTAACTATATTATCTATGCCGGGGAGAATACAGCGATATGAGTTATAAACTAAACAAAACTGACGGCACGTTACTCGTAGATCTAGTTGATGGACAATTAGATACTACAACGTCAAGCATTGGTCTTATTGGAAAAAACTATTCAGGATTTGGTGAAACACTAAACGAAAATCAAATCAAGATGTTAGAAAACTTTGCTTCTACATCAGCACCAACAGTTCCGTTAATTGGACAGTTATGGTATGATAAAACACAAGGTAGAATAAAAGTTTATGACGGAACATCATTTAGAGAAAGTGGCGGACCTATTGTTGCTACGGCACAACCGGCAACACTTGTAAGTGGTGACCTTTGGTTAGATAGTTTAAAGAATCAATTATATTTTTATGATGGTACAGACTTAGAATTAGCTGGACCTATATACTCTGCACAACAAGGCAAGACAGGGTTTGAAACATTTACAGCATTAGATACACAAAACAACAGCAAGGTGGTTGCAAAATTATTCATAGGCGGAGCACTTAACGGTGTATGGTCAAATGAAGAATTTACTCCAGCAGTAGGTTATACTATTGCAGGATTGACTGGAACAATCAAAAAAGGATTTACTCCAATTGATGCATCATCAACGGGAACTGTTTTCAGAGGCGTATCAAATGCCGCACTAAACTTAATTAACGCCGCAGGTGTTGAAAAGAGTGCATCACAGTTTTTACCAGCTGACTCAAACGGTACCACAACAGGTGCATTAACAGTTAGTAACAGTGGCGGGGATACAATAGGACCTGCACAAAACAATATTATGAAAATTATTGGTACTTCATTTGTAACTGAAAACCAATTATCCAATCATGACTGGAAAGTTAGAGTTAGACAACCAACTGGATACCTTGATGCTATCGTAGTTGATACATCAGAATCACACGTAGGATTGTTTAAAACTTCTCCACAGTA